TTTGCCCAGCATTTTGATACGATAGTTGTAGGTACGTTCGCTTTCGGCGAGGTAATGGGCAAAATTTTTCATATCAGGTTCCTGTAACATATTTATTCTTTTTTATCTTTTTGATCTTTGCTGGCCAACAACCGATCCAGCAAGTCATTGCGACTCAGCACCATGCCCTGTGCTGTCGGCATGGCTTCGCCGTCGCCGGCTTCTGCGGCCTTGGCATCTATCATGGCTTGTTGTTGGTTCAGTCGCATTTTCTTCAACTGTAGATCAATCATTTTGAGCTTTTTGTCCATCTTGGCAGTTTTTGCTGTGATGGCATGTCCCAACATGTTGCTGGCTACTGAGAAGATTTCGCTGGCAAATCTTGAGTCCACTTGCATGCCAAGATCCATGAGATCATTGTAACTGCTTTTGGCTGATTCGGCCAGGCTGTCCATTTCTTCGTCATTGGCTTCCAGTCCACGCACTCCGGGCAAGGCAGCATCAATTTTGTCTATGGTGTCGTCTAGGGTTTGCAGTTGACTGCGCAGGTCTTCTGCAGGGGGTGTGCCAGCATCGGCCACAGGGGCGTCTTCGGATGGGGGTAATTCAAAAAGTTCTTCGAGTTTGCGGGTCATGCCCTATTTAGTGGTCAAGCACGACCGTTGTGAAACATATCGTTCTCAGTGATAACTCTAAAAGTTAGGCCGTTTTTTCTGGCCCATTTGGTAGCAGCGTCCCATTTGGCATAATTGATGGCTACCACAGCACGATCTCTGCTGTTCATTTTTGACTCGATCACGCTTTGACTTTTGGGTTTTATTTCAATTAACTCTGCTCGCATGGTATTGTCCCTGTTGCGATAAGTGATTAGAAAGTCTGGAATATACTGTGTGACCTTGCCTGTTATGGGATGGCGATAAGGGATAGCAATACTCTCACTTGCCCACTGCAACACATGATCATTGGTATCGCAGAACTTCATAAAACTCAATTCCCATCCTGATCTGTAACGCGGTGTGCCATTGCCCGCATACTTTTCACGATTGATTATGACATAGTTGCCTTGCGCCCAGCGACTCATAACAACACGTTTCTGGCCTGATAGACGTTGGGTACCACCGCAACCCCCACACCCAACAGTGTGGCAGCACTGCGAATGGCATTGAGGTAGTAGGCTAGGCTGGCACTGAGATTGATGCCGTTCTGACCTTTGAACTCGTCCAGCAAGGTCAAGGGCGATATACCAGTGGTTTCTGCCACTCTGAACAAACTCACAGTGAAGTTGCCAGCAGCCTGTCGGGTGCTCATTGTGCTTAAAAAATAACTGTAAACTATGTCGTACTCCGCTGCGGGCACATTGGTGTCATAGGCGTAGAAGTTGTCAAACACTCTCACAGTCAAATCTACATTGGGGTTGGTATAATTTACAGTGCTCATCGTCTTGTATTTAATAACCTATTGGTCTCTGCCTGCGTTTGATTGGGCCCAGCGTTGTTTCTGTTGAATGTCTGTGTGGGGAAAATCCAACCGTCGGCCTTATTAGCCACTGCCTTGGTGGCAGCAGGCAAGCCTTGTTGCAACGTTTGTGTGCCTAGTGCCACAGCCTCACTCTTGGCAATGGCAGCAAGATTTTTGCCTTTGAATGTTTTGTCGAGTCTTGCGGCTTTTTGTGCAGCTCCGATCAGTCCCAATACACTTCCACTTTGTAAGTCGCCAATGATACCAGCACCTGTTTCCAGCAACCCACCTTGGCCAAATACTGTGGCGTTGGAGCCCGGTCTAGCAATGGGGCTGAGAGTTTTGTCATAGTGTGCATCTGTGGCAAAACCTTGAACATTGGGATCGCCGCCTGCTTGTGCTCGGCCCACTGCACCTGAATAGTATTTCACAGTTTCGTAAGCAATGGTCATTGAATTTTGCATGGTGCCGCCACCTTCAGCATAGTTGTACTGATCATGACTCCAACTGGTAATCAGCGGATTGATCAACACATACTCGGCAAATTTGCGTTGGTCCATGCCATAGATTCTGATGTCTCTAAAAAACGCAGGCTTGCCGCCGGCAACACCATTGGTTGATCCGTCGTTGAATGCTTCGCCAATGAATCCCCAGTCATTGACATTGCCCACACGTTCTTTGGCATAGATGTCTCTGGCATTGTAGCCAAAGCCTGCCTGACGCTGTGCATCAGCACCGTTACTGCCATTGGTATTGTTGGGGTCTAAGTAACGTTGCGAAGAATCTTTGTAGTAATAGTTCATGTAGTAGTACCACATTTTGCGAACCAAATCGCCACTGGTATCATGCAAGGTCACATTGATTGGATCGTAGTTGAGTTTTTTCTGAATGATTCTTTTGCGATTGTATTGATTCAGTGTTTCTGTTTCAATGTTGTACTTTGGCAAGTCAATGGTCTTTACTGCTAGGCTTAGATTGGCCTGGTCATCGTTGCCAAACGCACCTCGCAGGAAAGGTATCTGATCTGTGTTCAGTGTAAAACTAACATGGAAGAGAAACTTGTACCGAGGCTTGAGTTCGTAAGCGTTGGTGGTAAATGTACGGCTTGCGTGTTGGTAATCACGCAAGATGTTGTTGCCTAAGAAACCACTTTTTAAGTTGGCGCCAAAATTTGGATCTATACCTTTAAGAAAGTTTTGTCCAAAAAATGACATGTTTAGACACCTGCGCCGGTTACCGATCCAAATGCATCACGTAAAGATGCTCCAAGTGCAGTACCAACTCCAGTGCCTTCTGGTGTTTGGTTGGCGTTGTCGTACACAATGCTCATGGTAATTGATACTGGAGCATTTTCACTGTAGTTCAATGCGCCGTAGTCAGCACCAGCAAGATAGCAGCCATACAGTTCCCAAGTTTCAAGTACCACAGGAGTATTGGCACCGTTGCCACCGTCAAGGATTTCAACCTTGGTTGTGAACTTGTAGTCAATACCAGAAGCAGCAGAACTCATTTCTAAAAAGTCCATTTGTTTCTGTAGTTGCTCACCGACTAACTTGCTCACAGCACCTGATGCATCATCACGAATTTCGCATGAAGTAGGTGCCCATGAGTGCTTGCCAGCCAGTTTCAATGTTGAGTTGTAGATTGGTATTGCAATCTCTTCAAACGTCACGTTAGGTCTAGCAAAACTTATCACCTGTTTGGTCAATTCTGTTCTTGGTGTGCTTACACCAAAATTCTCAAACATCACTCTAAAGCGATATTTGAGCTTGGGCATCAACAGACCTTGTGTTGGCGAACTTTGATCGCTGGCTAACGGTACTGTCATTCTCTGTAATGATGAAACTGCCATTTGTTATATCTCCTGTTGTTTTTATTTACCTAATTTAATGACCGGTCAGACCGGTCATTTTCATCAAGCATTAAGTCCTGAAATCTCTCCAGTGTTCTTGATACGCAGGGGAATGTAAATAAATTCAACTGCTTTGACTGGTTCAATAGCAATGTCCACCCACAACTCATTGCGGTCAATACGTGCAGGAGTGTTGTTGCTCAAGTCGCACACTACCAAATAGTCATAAAGAGCACGTTTGGCCACCAGGTCAATCATCAAACTGTTCACGGTGTTGGTGATCTCATTGCGTGTGATCTGGTCATTGGGTTCAAACAAGTACAGTTTGCCAATCTCTTCTAGGCGTCCACGCAAGAAACAAATCAGTCGTGCAACGTTGATACGATCCAGTGCTGTAGTAGCACCTTGACGTGTCTTGTTACCAAAGTTTGTGATACCAATACCTGGAATAAAGGTAATCGGGTTGATGTTGTTTTCGTACAGTATGTCACGTACACTTTGTCCCACTGCCAACTGTACAAATTCGCCAGTTTGTGCATTGATGTAACCAATAGCATCAGCATTGTCTACCACACCACGGCGTGTGCCAGCAGGCGCCAACCATGGATAGCTCACTGCATCACTGCGCAGAATAGTACGTACCATCATGTGTGTTGGCGGTGCAACAACTGTGTTGCCACTCAAGTCTGTGGTCTGACAACTGGGATAAAACACAGCAGCATAAGCACTGCCAATGGTCAATCCATCATCTGTTGCCACACCAAGACCGTTGTTGTTGGTAGCATGTTCTACCAATGCATTACCTGTGTTTGGCAAGCGCAACGGTGTGTCTCCCACAACAAACAGTGTGTTGGCACGTTCGTTGCTGAGTGCAACCAAGTTGGTCAACAATTCAGGATAACCAGGAGCAGCAATCAAGTTGAACTGATTTTGTTCTTCACGTGCTGCCAGGCTGGTGTCAATGCCTGACTTCATTGCTGCCACAATCAGTTTGCGTTGTGCCAATCGACCAGCATACATAGCACCGTCGTCTTTGTTGCCTGACGCTGTCAGCCAGGTATTGGTCACAGTGGGCAATACATCATCGGGGAATGTGGTTGAGTTAAAGTAATTGCTCTGATAACTCTTGACATTATAACCAGAACGACGTGTGTTAAACAACAACATACCTTGGGGATACAGTGCAGGATCAGGTGCGTCCAAATCCAAGTAATCACTGATCAACAAACTTTCAATTGTGGGGAAAGCACCTGCCACTGGATCTGTTGTACCATTGGGTGCCCAACGTGCGTCTGCAAACAAGATGCCGTTTGATGTGGTCTGGTCCGTGGTATCTACTGCAACCCATTGATCTGTACCGCTGATCTGTTCCCAACGATACAGCGCAGGATACGCTTCTAAGTCACTGGTGTCAATCCACAAATCACCATATTGCAATGGACTTTCTGCTGCATCGTTTTGTGTCAGTGGTTCAGAGGCAGCAACAATAGGACCCGACGCATTGGTCAATGTAAGGTCAAAGCCGCGTGTGTCATTGGTGACATTTTGATAACCTTGCCATGAGCCATTGTCTTGAATCATGATGTCCACATCACTTACCGAACTGTAGTACCACAAACGTCCGTCAGCTGGGTTCTGATCAGGCGCAACAGCACTTGCAGTATAGGTGAATAAATCAGCAGTAACCCAATTGCTCAATACCAGAAATCCTGCTGCTTGGTCCTGGCGAACTTTTGGCGTAGCGGTGGTAAATCCTGCGGTGGTAATTGGTGTTCCTGTTATGTTGTCTACATAAATTGCGCCGCCTTGGCTGTGTGTGAACACAATGTTTCCGGCACTGTTGACACTGGCGCTAACATAAGGAATGTTGGCAGCACTGACACTAGTAATAAATGAAGCAACACTTGTTCCAGTCAATGTTATATTATACGCTGTGTTAGCATCAGCTGAGCCAGCCACAGTTGCAAACAATTGAAATTGATTACCTGCGGTAAACAACGGATCACCGTTGGCACCTGGAGTAGTATCACCAGTGACAACTGTTGCCCCCAATGCAACTCTTTCCAACAACAAGAAACTTGCATTGCTGTTGGGGGTTGTGTTGTAAAGTTCTGAATTATATTGTACATACGTGCTGCCAACTGGAATGTTTTTACCGCCGCCTGTGGGATCAAGTCCGTAATTTGCCGAACCATCATATATGTAAACAGGACTACTTTGTGCAACAAAGGTATCTAATGCAGCACTATATTGTTTCAATTTCAAACTCATACCAGAACTGGCAGTGCTGATGTTTTGCCAGACAGAACCTGTTGGAGCAGGTGCTGTGTCTGTGGTTCTCCAACGTGGTGCTTGATAACTATAACCTGGGAAATAACTTGGAGCACGATATTCAATGGCTGCAATGCCCAATGTGGTCAACAGTGCGGCGCCGCCAATGGTACCAGTTTGAATACTGATAACACCACCATTATCTGTGGATCCGTCATTGGTTGCAGCGCTGGTTGCATACAATGTTAATTTGTTGCTGACTGCGGCAGCAGTTACACCTGGAATGGACAAGCTATTGATTACCGCGGCAAATCCCACCACTGTATTGGTTGCACTGACTGTGGCCAATGTACCGTTAATATACATGTTAGAACCAACAGTTAGCCCGCTGCCTGACACTGAGTTTGTGCCTTGCAAGGCAGGCCACGATGCTTTCCATGCGTTAGATCCCAACAATACCCAGGTATTGTTTGAATTTTTATACCAGTTTTCGTTATTCAAACTCACCGCGCTCACGGCATAATCGCCAATGCTGCCAAGTGTGCTAATGGGTGTGTAATCGCCGCCAGCATAGTCAACCACTTCATCTGTCTCTGTGATCACATAAGGCACCTGGTTGGTAAATGTTGCAGCAGTTTGATCCCATTCAAAAATGCCCCAGAGACTGGTGCTGGTGTCTAACCAGTATGTGCCGTCGTCGGGATTGCCTGTGGGGCGACTCAAACTTGCAGTTAGTTCTGTCAGGTCAATGTCCACACGCTGTACATAAGCACGGTTTGTGACACCCAGTGCTGAATACGCTGCCAACAAACCATATTCGTTGAGTTCGTATCCGTTGATAGGGGTGCCAGTTGTGGTATTGTAGAAGAATGGCACACCAAATGTGGCTGCCAAATCACGCTGACTGGTAATAAGATAAGTTTTGTTTGCGTTGGCTGCGGTTGTACCGGCTGCAACTCCAACTCCAGCAGCATCAGCCTTGTTTTGTGCTGTTGCAATCAGAAAGTAAGGGACTGTGTTTACAGCGGAAGGGATATATTGACTCTCGTCAATTACTGTTACTTCTACGCCTGGTGATACTAGTGCCATGGTTGATTCCTTTTCAAGTTATTGATATTTATTGGCATACTCAAAAAAACCCAGTTTACACTGCCCTTTGGCAAAGGTCCGCCAACTAAATACCGCATGAGACCCATTTGTCAAGCCTGCAATCAACGGCCTTGTGCTGTAAATTACATTCGAGAAGACACAACACATTATCGTAGTCGTTGTGAAACGTGCCAACGCAAGGGGCGAGGAATCAAGCCCAGAGAGCCAAGATGGAAATCAGCAGGATACAAGAAAAAACCCGCATGTGATCGCTGCGGGTTCAAGGCAAGACTTGCCAGTCAATTGTTAGTTTATCATATAGATGGGGATCTCAATAACACTGCATTGAGAAACTTACGAACAGTTTGCCGTAACTGTGTAGAAGAAATTGCCAAGACTGAAGTTACTTGGCGGTCCGGAGATCTTGAACCAGATGCATAATCTGTTGATATAAGTCATCTAATGTACCGTTGTTGTCTAGCACAGCATTGAACTTGGTACCTATCCAAGATGTCTCTGACGCATGCACGCCTAGTTGTTCTAGTCGACGCCCACTGAGTGCCCAGGTTGAGTTGCCGTTGGGTCCACGATTTTGGCTTACTGCGGCATCATACCACTCAGGTTCAGGACCACGTACCACACGTACTACTATTCCACCTGCTTGTTTAATGGCTTTAATTTCGTTGGGAAATCTGCAATCACTTATGACCACATCATCCGTGCTGTTGCGTAGTTTGTTTTCCAAGCTGGCAATCCAGATATCATCATGAAAGTTTTTACGGCATACTTCTGTGCCCCATTGTTGTAAAATAAAACGTGGGGTCAGGTTCGGTATACCCAGTCGTTGGGCCCACCAAGGATCCACTTGTTCTCGCCATTCACGGGCTTGCTTGGTGCGCCCTTCCAGCATGGTTCTGTCCCAACCAAAGATCTGGGCCACAGCATCTTTGAGAGTGTTGGCAAAACTCTCTCTTCGGAAGTGATGTAAATTTACAAGATAGTCTGCAATGGTATCTTTGCCCGAGCCAATAAATCCACAAATTCCAATGATCATGCCAGTTCCTTGATGTTTAAATGTGTCAGGGTAGCTTGCAACATGTCAATTTGTCTGCGGCAGTCTTCCAGCGCATGATGACTAGTAGCAGGCTTAGGCAACCCTGGGTACAAACTATATACCGTTCGTGCATCACGGATCTTGTAATATTGCCAAGGCAGAGGTTTGCTGTAACTCTTGTAGGCATGCTCAAGGATGTTGGCATCGTATGTGGGACCATTCATCCAGATGCGGTTGCACTTCCAGCACAGTCTGTGCAGTTCATCCAAGGCCTGATCTAACGGGATGCGCCCATCTTCAGCAAAGGCTTCGTCCTGTGCGGCGCCTTGGGTGGCCCACCAGTTTATGGTGCCTTGTTCAATGGTACGTGTTTCTTGGCTTTCAAGATCAACTCGGGCATAATATTTGTGCTCATAGTAGCCCTGGCCAAGAGGGTCAAATGCCTGAGCCGCAATGGTTAATATTGTTGCGTCAGGGCCTGTAGCCAAACCTTCAATGTCGATCATTAAGTCCATGCTTGATTATAGCAGGATTTTAGAAAAAAGTGTATGCAGTTTAGCCAATAACAAATGTAAGTGGTTGACTTCCGTCCACATACATTACCAATTGATTGATCAACAGATCCATTTCTACTTTGGCTTCTGCTTTCATTGCGGCACCGTTCAGACTGCCGCCGCCTTGCGGTCCAGCAATGGTACCAAACTTCTCACGTGCTTCACCAATGATCATTTTGCAGTTGGCCACCATGTAGTCTCGTATCCACTGCTGTATTTGGAAGTCATTCAGCAAGTTGAATTCAGGTTTCAAGTTGTAACTCCACAGCAACACAGTTTCGCCTGATCCTTTGGGATCACGGATCAGTTGCAGTTTTTTGGTTACCGGATTCCAGGTGTAGTTCATGTAGGCACCAAACATGCGTCCGGCCAGTTCAATATACTGACTGTAGAAGTCGTAGGTGGCAAGTCCGCCTGCCACGTTGAAGTTCATTAGGTACACGTTAACACTCGCTTGTGCAAACGGATCAAAGTTTGACGCAAACGGTCCTGAACTGTCTCCGAATGTTCTACGGAATATTTGACGCACACTCACAACTTCTTGGGGTAGTTCGTAGATGTTGACATCTGCTACCAACTGCATGAAACTGTAACTTTCCTCGTAAGCGTTGTTGGCTCGTTGGCGATAAGTGCCAATGGTTTTTTGATAAGCCGCTTCGTAGTGTGAGGGGTCTAATTCTAAGTCAATGATATCACCGCCCAGTTGAAGTTTAACATATTCAATTAAGTTTTGCTTCAGTTGGGGCAGTGATTGTTGTTGCTGTTCTGGCATGTGGGACTCCAAGTCCCTGTATTTACCAGGCTTTGAGTATGACCAAGTTCTCAGTTCCGCGTCCGTTAAACGCGGTTTCTGTTGTGGAGAGATCTTTGTAGATCTTACGTGCTGCCGGCTTGCCTGCGGCTTGTACTGCTTTGACAACCTCTGCTGGCTTGCGTACAGTTTTCTGCATGGTCTCAATGGTGCTGAAGCCAATAATGCTGTTGCTTTTCACAGTGAATGCCTGTGTGTGACTGTCAGCCACAAGGTGGATCAACTTGCGCTTTTTGGTGTCATACAACCAGGCTTCGGCTTTGTCCACAAGACTTGCAGCCGGTAATCCTTTGAGTTTGAGTTCTGCAAATTCCATCATGATTTTGAATTTTGCGGCACGTTTCTCAGGTGGCACTGACTTGACCTTGCGCGGCTTGCGTTCAACTTTCTTGATCTGCACATACGCACCGCAGTCATTGATCACTGCTTCGCAAAACTTCACAAGATTACGCATTTGAATTTTGCTGAAGTTGCTGTAGCCCTCAACCAACTGTGCATCCTTGCCCTCAATCACTGTTTCAAACTCTGCAAGTTTGTGCTTCCACAAGTTAGCAATATCTGAAATCATTTGAGGTGCTACATTTAGGCCACGGATCACCATGATTGGCTTGTAGTCTGCTGACATTTTGGCACCTGCTGTCACAAACTCATCAAACATGCCATCTAATTCACCGGCACATTCCGACACCTTTTCACGCAACCGGTCTTGAATGTTGGGCTTGGACACCACAGGGACCGCTTCTGCTACCACCACTTCGGGTTCACGTGCTTTGAGAATTTCTTGGATGTAGCCTTCTAACCGAACTGTTTCAGTGTCTGTAAGTTCCAGTCCCACCATGCTCATGCGGCACAGCCATGCAGTGGTCAATCGAACTGCTGAATCTGGCACACCTTTCAATGCACGAACATCTGCTTTGCGGCCATGGCTTTCCAAATAAGCCACTAACATTTCACGGGCGTCCTTTTTGCCGTAGAAATAATTGTACAATGAAAAGGCAGCACTGAGTTGGCTGGTGCGATCATCTGTGGGTTGCACACGCCATGTGGGTTCCAGTCCTGTGTATTTGGTATCAGGACTGCGCGGGTTCAGCGGCTTGACAGCGATTCGTGTTGCGTTCATGTGGGCTCCTGGTAAATTTATACGTAATTATAGCAGAAAAAGATTTATTGGTCAACCCGCCAAACGGTAAACCCAAAGTACTATAAATATAACATGCCACGCTTATCCCTATTCCGCCCCAATCGCACCAGAGACTATCAATTTTTGGACCGCACTATTAGTGAAATGTACACTGTGGGCGGCTTGGACATTTATGTTCACAAATACATGGGACCGCAGGCGGGCGGGCGGACTGCGGCACAAGTAATTACAACACAAGATGACAAAAATTTACAAACACAACTTGGTCTTAATTTGTCCACTCAAGTTGACACTGCTGCCAGCAACTTTGATGCCACACAGCCTATATACGACACAGTGGATGTGCTAAACATTCAAGACTTGTTGTTGCTGGAAAATCGCGACAGAGTTTATGATCCAGATGTGTATGTCATGCGCGGTGTGTACAACACACAAGATGTGGACTTTGACTTGACACAGTTTGGTTTGTTTTTAAACAACGACACCATATTCATGACGTTTCACTACAACGACATGATTGATGCGTTTGGTCGCAAACTCATGAACGGCGATGTGATAGAAATTCCCAACTTGAAAGACTATCATCCGTTGAGTCAGGCCATACCCCGGGCCTTGCCTAGATACTATGTGATACAAGATTCAGACTTTGCGTCAGAAGGATTTTCAGTAACCTGGTTACCTCACTTGTGGCGTGTGAAATGCACACCAATGAAAGATCAGCAAGAATTCAACACCATTACCAACAAGCCGTTTGTTCAAGAAAATATATGGGATCCGGGCAATTTTTATCCCACTGGTACCATTGTAAACTATGGTAACACTTATTACCAAGCACAAAGCAATGTGCCTGCTGATACCGATATTACAAATACTACGTTTTGGCAAGAGTACACACCAAGCACCATCAGTGATGTGCAAGGTACTCGTCAGAAAGACTATGAAATCAATGACGCTATCTTGGCACAAGCAGATGTAGAAGTGCCGCTGTCGGGCTACGACAATACCACATTCTACATTGAATCCACCACAACCACAGGTGGACCTGCTAATCCTACCAGTTTGACTGCTGACGAAAGTCTCTCTGTGGATGGCACACAAGGCGGCATGAGCGTGACGCCCACAGGCGAAGGCTATGCCGCAGGATATCTCACTGGTGGTGGCACAGCACCCAATGGCTTGCCAGTTACTCCTGCGGTGAACTTTCCTCCAAATCCTGTGGCAGGTGCTTATGTGTTACGCCTGGATTACAAACCCAATCGTTTGTTTCGTTATGATGGCGCACGTTGGGTCAAAGTTGATGACAAGGTCCGCACCAATCTCAACAATGGACCAACAAATAAAACACTGCGCAGCGGCTTCGTAAATAACACTGCTACTGTCAGCACCAAAGACTTGGGCAACATTCCAAGTCGTCAAAGCCTGAGCGAAATTCTTCGTCCCCAAGCAGACAATGGTGATCAAGGTGGCTTCTTACCGCCAGGAACATAATGCAACAATTTTTTTATGACGAGCAAATACGCAGATTCTTGTTGCAGTTCACAAGAATCTTTTCAGGTTTCCAAGTGGAGTATGCCAACGAAAACGAAGGCGTCAATGCTGCCGCCTTGATACGTGTGCCTGTGCGCTATGGTGATGCCACTCGTAATGCACAAACCATCTTGCAGGAAAACAGCCGCAACAGTTTGCCTTCAACTCCACTGATGACATTTTACATCACTGGCCTGGACTATGAACAAAGTCGCATGCAGGATCCTTACTTTGTGAGCAGAATCAATGTGCGTCAACAGGCTTATGATCCTGCCACAGAGACCTACGAAACCACACAAGGCAATGCATTTACCATTGAGCGATTGATGCCTGTGCCATTCAAACTCACCATCAATTTGGACATATGGACAAGTAATACCAATCAAAAATTGCAGTTGTTGGAACAGGTTCTCACACTGTTCAATCCCAGTTTGGAAATTCAAAGCACAGACAACTACATTGACTGGACCAGTTTGAGTGTGATGTACCTGGATCGCACCACCTGGTCAAGCCGCACAGTGCCTATCAGCACAGAAAATCCCATTGACATTGCCACACTGCAATTCAGCATGCCAATCTGGATATCACCGCCTGCCAAAGTGTTGAAACTGGGTGTGATTGAGCGTGTGATTGCTTCAATGTACGATGCACAAGGTGATTTGAACAATGCCATTGACAATGAAGACCTGTTGATGGGCACCAGACAAGTTATCACACCATTCAACTGGGCTGTTGTGTTGATTGGCAACAAACTACAGTGTTTGCAACAAAAGTATCTCACACAAGAGCCCAGCAACGACTCATTGACCCCTACTGAAATCGTGCCTGATTCAAACCTGCTGTGGCCAGCAGTGATCGACTTGTACGGATCATTGCGTCCTGGTATCAGTCAAATACGGCTAATACAGCCCGACGACACTGAAATTGTGGGTACAGTTGCCCTGGATCCCAACGACGACAGATTCTTGTTGTTTGATGTGGACATTGATACTACCCCACAAAACACACTAGATCCCATCGACGCTGTGATCAACCCGCTGACATCCGGACCTGGTGATGGCCTGGATTCTGCCCTGGAAGGGCAACGATACTTGCTGACCGAAGACACAGGATCCATGGACAATCCCGATCCAGCAAGTGCTTGGGTTGGTGCCAATGGTCGTGGACTTGTGGCACAGGCCAATGATATTGTTCAGTACAGCAACAACTACTGGCGTGTGGTATTCCGTGCTGCCACAGAAACCAACACCACACAGTATGTAACAAATCTTACCACAAGCATTCAGTATCGTTGGATGGGAGATGCCTGGGTCAAGAGTTATCAAGGTGCATATCCAGGAGGTACCTGGAGGATTGTGTTGTGAAGGCAGTGGGAGTTTGGTTTCGCAGCAGTGCCACCGGACGTTATCTGTACTTGCTACGCAATGACACACGACACCCTGGATCCTGGGGACTGCCTGGTGGCAAGGTAGAAACAGGTGAAACATTACTGGGTGCCATGGAACGTGAATGCATTGAAGAACTGGGCAGCATGCCCGAGTATCAACGCTTGGTGCCACTAGAAAAATTTACATCAGCAGATTCACAATTTGAATACAACACCTGGGTGTGTGTTGTCACAGATGAATTTGTGCCGGTGCTGAACGACGAACACATGGGCTATGCTTGGATTGACCGTGGTCAATGGCCCAGACCCATGCATCCTGGCCTGTGGTCAACTGTGAATATAGAAGCCGTGCAAAGCAAGATAGACACTGTGGAGCGGTATCTTGCTGCTGGCGTTTAAGCCTGGCTTTCCTGGAAACTCAACTGAATCTCACCCACCGGACTTGATTGTGCGCTCAGCGCAGTGATCACCACAGCCAGTACTTCTGGACCATTGGGGTAGGTGCCTGTGCCCGGAATTGAACTTTGACCAATCTGTTTGATCTGTGTTAGATCCAAGTTGTTCACACCTGTGGCCTGAATTGGAATAGCAAACAACCGTTCGCCACCGGTGATGTCTGCTGATACCGCAGCCACTGTCATGAACAAGTCGTTGGCAGGACTTGTTCCGCCCAATGCACTACCAAGAATCTTCACAGTATCGCCCACGGCATATCCTGTGCCAGGATTCTGTACTGTAATACTTGTGGTAGTGGTTGAATACGCGGTTTTTAATGCCTGCAACTGCACAGTAACGTTGGCGGTTGAACCAGAACTTGATATATTGGTCAGGCCCAATCCAGAGAATGTTTTAACACTGCTTGAACTGACCATGGTGCCTGATCGCGAGAAGCCACCAGTTGTGTTCAACGGAGCGGCCTGTACACCACCTGTGGTTTCGTTTGAGTATCGAGGAGCCACAGCAAATTGTGTAAAACTAGGCTGGAAACCACCACCAGCATTGTTTAGTCCTGACCACACAGTGTTAGCCGAGTCAATGTTGTTGGGATTCAAAATACCTGTCACAATGTATCGTCCCGCACTCACATTCACTGTCAGCGTTTGCAGGGTCAACTGCGCACGATTGATCAAGTCACGTTGGCCCAAGTCACCAATAACACTGTTTGAAACACTGGGAGCCAGGCGCATCAAGAACGCAGTTTGGCTGGCACCAGTTGTGGCTGGTAGACCATAGTTGCTGCGATTGTATGTGAATGAGAAGCCCTCGTCACCGTTGAAATTACCGTCCATGATAACTGCTGAACCCCAGTGACTTACCAAGGGTACACAAGTGTTACTAATCAATATCACACCTGAATTGTCCAAGTGGCTGGTGGCCGCACTGCTGGTATAACTGCGACTTTGTCCTTCGGCCCACTGTGTGAATGTTGCGGCACGTGTGCAACCAGTTAGATCGTTACCATTCTTGCCTGAATACTTGATGACCTCACTGTCAATCATCACATACGAAGGATATGTTACACTGGCCGGAGGATAGTCTGTGGCATCTCTCAGGGTGATTGTGGTTTGACTGTCCGTAATAGCACCGTTCAATGAGTTCACTGGAGTTTCGTTGATGGCTTCATAACGTGCAGGCAAGTTACCTGAACGCATGTAGGCTTCATTGCTGATGTTGTTGTTGGGACGTCTGTGTGCCCAATTAAACTTGCCATCTTGTCCACGCAACATCCAGATAACTGTACCAGCACCATACCAGGAATATTCCAAGGCATACATCTGCATTTTGCTGGCATCAAGATTGAAGCCTGATGCGCCTGTGCCGTCAAGTGGATCAATGTTGAAGTCCGCTTGGCGCACACGAATTTCATTGCGCAAAGCCATTTTCACACGAGTTTGATTGGCCACGCCACGGAATGTGGGCACAACTGTCATTCTGTTGTTGTTGGTGATTGACGCAACACTGTGTGTCATACCACGGATCACAACTACATCGCCCACATTCAGTTGATCTTGGAAGCGGCAGTTGCCGTCACCGGTCACAAGGTTGGAGCCAACGCTGACGTTGACCAAGCCTGCTGTTTGGAATGTGCTGGTACGTTGTACTGCATTTACACTAACTCCATTGTTTTCCCAGAACAAGCCATTTTGATCATCAAACAGGCCTGCACGAATACATGACCCGCTCCAGCCAGTGACATTGATACGAGGTTGTTGCCCCAACACAGGAGTTGCACTGCCCAGTAAGTTTTGCGCTTGTACCACAAACGCAACGTCGCTGGTGATGGTTGTGACCACATATCCAGTGTCATCATAGCCTGACGTGGTAATACCGCTTAATGTGATGGTTGCACCAGCATTGAGCCCATGTTCAAGGTCTGTGGTGATTGTGATATTGCTGTTGATAGCAGTACCACTTGATGTAACTGAGGACACGTCCAAAGTAGGGGCTAACACAGTACCTGTGCTGAACAAAATGCCTTTACCAGACTGGTAGCGGAAGTATTTTTTGGTCACACGAGTTGCACTTGCTCCACGTGTGGGGGTGCCTGGTCCCATGAGCACACCGCCATCAAACGGTCTTGATTGGAACACAGCATTGCTTCGCACGTTGACGGTGGCTGCTAGACTTCCGCCAACTATGGCACCTGTTCTAGCAGTGTACTGGAATGTGGTAGTGCTGGGAATGGCATTCACAATGAATGAACCTTCTGAATAACTGGTGTTGGTGCCTGCGGTCATGTCCACAGTGATTGGGCATCCTGGAAACAATCCGTGTGCATACTGTGTGGTTATAGTGATGATGCTGGGATTGCCACCATCGCTGGCCACGCTCACAACGTCAAGGTCAGCACCTGAGTAAGGAAATGCTTGACGTACTGCGGTGTCAGTTTGGTTGACTGGATACCCTGCAGCCACGTTGAGTGCTCGGCGTGGATAGTAAGCAAAGTTATTGGTTTCGCCCAAGAACACAATGTTGATACCTTCAGCATTGGTTGCTGAAGTATTTTGTAAACTCACATATTCGTTGGCATCCAGCGGTGTGTCTGTAACGTTGACTGTGATTGTGGGAATGGTGTTTGAACCACCATAAAATATACCGGTCATGCGGATTAGTGGTGATCCAATGCCTGCTGTTGTGAGTGCTGTGGTGTTGAATTGTGTGCGGCTGATGGTTTGTGTACCGTTGACTGCTGTACTGGCGGTGGTCATTTTGACCAGTTCCACGTTACTGCTCAACTTCTGGAACACTGTACCAGTGGGGAATGTGTTGGCTGCAGGAATGTTGTACCAACCGCGATTTAGTTGCAGTGTGGTGCTATCTGTTACTTCTTGTACTTGTGCAACTTCAATAGTGCTGGCAACAAATATATTGGCACCAATGTTGATGTTTGCGGAACTGGGATTGGTACCATTGCTTTGACGCACCACAGTGAGTGCATTGGTTGATACCGAAGTCACTGCCATCACTTCATAAACGTTGGCAGTGGCAGTTTGAGCAATAACATAAGTACCAGTCACAATACCAGCACCTGCTGCTGAGGTCACGTTGACCGTGGTGGTAGCATTACTGGTAATATTCGCCACGGCGATAGTGGTTCCGCCCGAAGTAGGCAAACCAATCAACATAATGTTGTCCAGCGCAGATAGACCTGTGGAACTGGCCACAGTAAATGTGCGTTCTGCTGAACTGTTGACGTTGGCAGTGAGATAACTTGACACAAATGGTGTGACGTTGCCTTGTGTTTGGCTGATCAACAGCGCATAGTCATTGTCAATAAACGGTGGTGTGCCAGCATCTGCTGTGTTAACTGATGTGTCAACGTTGCTGGTCAGCAAGTTGGTACTGCTCAACAATGTGGCATAGCCATTGGTATTGTACACCAAGTCAGCACCAACATCTTCGTAGAAACTGGGAATGTTGTTGATGGTTGAAACGTTCTGCCATTTGGTATTTTGCAAGCCATATTCAAAGTCAGCGTCGATCAGGGATTCTGGATTGCTGGTTCTCGCACGACCAATGGCATCTAATCCAAACTCCCAGGGTTGTGTGCTGATGTTGCGATCTTCCACATAGATGGCCAGTTTATCGTTGGCACTCAATGTTGATGTATCTAGATCCAAGTTCAGTGTGGTCACCCCTGCATAGGCGTTGGGAAGGCCAGCAATAGTACCTGCTGACCAACTAACTGTGCCGCCTTGTGTGGGTGCTCCAAAGTTGTAGATTGACGTATTGGTTGTGGTGTCGTATATGGCCAAGAAGTCCTCCAGGTTGATACGATCCTGGACCTGTACAGTGCCTAGACCTGCTGTGCCTGGTGTGAATACGTACTCGTATATTCTTTTTCTTGCCATTTCTTAAACTCCAAATATGATTTGATTCGCTGTCAACGTTGCTTGTGTGTTGACACTGAACCGGTCGTAATTAATTGTACCCTGTGCGATTTTGCTGTTGGTCACAGTGGCATCGCTGGGTGTGCCTGTATATAGCGTATCTCCAAACAGCAGGCCAAAGAACGGTGTCAATGCTGCCGGAGGCGTTGCAAAACTAATCTGTGATCCTGATATTGAAAAACTAACACCAGGATTCAATACTACACCATTCAAACTCACCATCATGGCATACGCAGTGGGCGGGTTGAACGGAACTCCACCAATGTTGATGTCAAATGTTTGTTGTACTCCATCAAACACTAGGTTATCCATTTTGCGATACTGGCCAATCTGTGGTGTATTACCTAAATAACTCATTACATTCTTCCTACAACAATTTCAATCACACCCTGACCGCCAGGATGATCTTGTACTGCTTTACCAATTACTGAACCCATGCGCGGTTCGGCACAGGCTTGTGCTCGGCCGCCACCGGCTGTGACCATCATGTCGCCTTTGGTTACTCGGCCAACCACCAAGGTAGGTACACGACCTGTCAGTGCCACGGCTGCTGTATGTTCAGCTTCAAGCCCGGCATTCATGATGTGTGCTGGATTTGTACTTACTACGCCAGCCACCCGCACATCACCAATACCGATTGCTTGAGTAACTTCTTTGTCACCACCAAATATCAACACTGTACCTGGAGGGTAGTCAGCATCTGCTGTGTACCATTCTGCCAAGTCAGCGTATTGTGCCGATGTTGCTTTGGCAAACACAGTGTTAAAATAAACAGAAGATGATCCAATATTGCCCACACCATTGCCATTGGCATTGGTAACATTGCCTAGCGTAACTGTACCTGTAGATACTGTTAAACTTGTGCCTGTGATAGCTGCACCAGTAATTGCACCAGTTGCACTGATTAATCCACCAGTTAATATATTACCACCAGTGATATTAGCAGTAACTGCCAAACTACCTAGTGTGCCAACACTGGTAATATTTGTTTGTGAGGCAGTAGTCAATGTGCCAACAATACTAGTGCCTGACAAGTTACCACCAGTAATGTTACCTGTGGCTGACACAATACCAGTTGTGATCAAGTTACCACCGGTGATATTAGCAGTGGTACTAATGCCTGAAATAACGTTGCCACTCAGACTGATACCAGTGCCCAAGAAGTATGCACCACTCACGTTGGCTGTGGCAATGACATTGGCTGTGGCACTAATAATGCTGCCTTGTACCAAAGTTGTTGCAATCATGTTGCCGCCGCGCACATTGGCAGTGGCCACAATATTACCAGTTGCAGTAATCAATCCTGCTGTGTCAATGTTGCCATGTGTGGCATTGCCAGTACTTGACATCAGGCCGCCAGTTAATACATTACCACCAGTGACGTTGCCTGTTGCACTGTAACTGGCGGCAGTACTTGCACCTGTGATAGACACGGCACCACCTGTGATGATGTTTCCACCTGTGATGTTACCTGTTGCAGTGATCAACCCTGCTGTAGCAATGTTACCACCAACAATATTTCCTGTAGCAGTAGCACTACCACCAGTGAGTATGTTTGCACCGGTAACATTACCAGCTACACTGAGAGCACTTGCACCTGTGTTGGCAATGGCCACTCTGGTGGCTGTGTTGAATGTTGCCAAGCCAGCGGCCGTGGTGGCTGTGACTGGACCAACGTTGATCAGTGTGGTTGAGCCTGCTGCTCCATTTTCACCAACGCCAATGGTTTTTGTGTTGCCTGTGCCTGTGACCCCATTGCCAATAGCAATAGTCTGTGGGTTTGTGCTTTGCCCAATTTGAATAAATCCAGTCTGTACTGCGCCACCTATTGTTACATTGCCTGTGGTTTGACTGGTACCAATATTGATGTTTTGTGTGGTACCAGTAAATGCAACGTTGCCGCCTGCACCCAAGTTGCCAGTTGCGCCAATCCAACCAGTGACGTTTGCACCCAAGGTGCTAAACACTGCTATGTTTGCTGTTCCGCCGATGCCAATTGAAGTGTTGCCGCCTGAACTCACAACTCGCACATTACTGGTGCCAAATTGAATACTTGTGGCATCAATGCCAGTTAATGCAGATCCGTTGCCAAGGAAGTAACTGCCAGTTACGTTGCCTGTGGCTGAGATATAACCACTTAATGTGAGATTGGCTCCTGACAAGTCACCTACAGCAACAACTTTGCCACTGACGTTAACATCTGTGGTGGCGTTTATGTTATTGCCATAAATGTCGCCAGCGGCTGATACAATACCATTAGTACGCAAACTACCGCCAACCACGCTGCCTGTTGTTGAAATATTAGTAGTTCCAATAATGTTGCCGCCTGTGACATTGCCCGCAGAACTTACTGCACCACCAGTTAATACATTGCCGGCCGATACATTGGCTGCTGATGTGATGTTGCCTGTTGCTGTGATCACTCCTGCTGTTGAAACATTGCCAGCAATCACATTACCAGTAGCACTGATTGTGGTGCTGGCTGCTACGGCACCAACAACACTGATACCACCACTCCATACATTGGCAATTTGCGCACTGTTGACCACCATGTTAACATTGGCGTTGACTGCGGCAATGGCCACTGTGGTGTTGGCATTAAAAATATTACTGGTACTGCTAGAAATACCTGTGAGTGCGGCACCATTACCAATAAAGTATGTACCTGTGACATTGCCTGTGGCACTCAAATTGGCCAAGATCAAATCTGTGTACCGGAAACTGGGATCTGTGGTGTCAACTGTTGTAGTAGGTTGTGTCAACAAGTTGGTGAACAATTTGTATTTGGCATCTGTTATGTCACGAAAATATCCACTGTAACGAATGTTGGCGCCATCATAAAACTGTGTGATAACACCCGAATCATAGGTGTCGCCTGGATTGTTGTTGGCCAAGAAAATAAACGGATCAGTCACAGCCAGGCTGTCTGTACCTGTGGTAGTAAATGTACCATTGACTGTGAAGTCGCCAACACAGGTGATATCGCCTCCTACATTCAAATTGCCTGTTACACCCACCCCACCAGCAGTTTTAAAACTGCCAGTTGATACACTGGTACTTTCAGTAGTATCAACAATGGCAACTCTTCCGCCAATATTGACATTGCCGTCAATTCCTGCACCACCATCCACAATCAGCGCACCTGTGTCTGTGCTGATTGATATGGCATTGGCCATGAACGTGGCACGATTGGTACCACTCACTGTCACACTCATTGATGACGCATTGGCCCAGTACAGGCCAGTGTTGTTTGCAGCCAGGCTCACCACACTGGGGGTAGCCACGGTGCCTGCATTAAACACTGATGCTGACAAATTCAAACTGTTGAGTGCACCGCCACGATAAGTCACAGTGATGTTGTTTGCTCCGGCACCGGGTGCAGAAGTAAATTGTAAACTCACGTTGCCAGCAATGTAATCTGTAAATGGTCTTTGCAATGTACTGCCAATCATCACGTCCAGGTCAGACGCTGTCGCTACTGATCTAGCCAAGGTGAATTGTGTGGCCACCGCATTGCCGCTGAATGTTTGAGTACTAGTATTCAGCAGCGGTGTGTTGGGTTGAAGACCAAGGTAACTCATTAGGTGATTTCCATTATGCTCAAAATTGCATCAATGCTAGTGGCAGCACTGCTTTGCACGTACATCTTGTCCCCGGTAATCATCACAATCTTTTGATCTCCACCAATGGGAATCAACGAAGCCCCAGAGCTAATAGGTGCGTTGGCCACAATATAAGTGTTGGCTGTAGCATTGGCCAAAAACACATTGGCTGTGATTGCACTGCCTGTGGTATTGGTACAAGTCAATCCAATCACGATAGTGGTTGTAGACGCTGGAACTGTGTAATTGCCAATTATGCCAGGGCTTGCGCCAACATTTTGTGAAGTTTTTCGTGTGAAAGTATTTGCCATTTGTTATCCTAATGCTATTGCCAGTGCAGCCGCGTCATCTATTGTGGCT